TTATATAGTCTCGTGCTCGATTATTATCAGGAATTCTTCAGAGAAAAGGTCGTGGATAGTGGTTTTAGAAAAGCCTTTAAAGGAAACTGGGGCGCACAACCACATACCAAACGTATTGGTATTGTTCAAGATTTGAATCGTCTTTCTTTCAATTCAGCATTAAGTCATTTACGTAAAACAAATTTACCTCTAGACGCTACCGCAAAAGTCGTTGGCCCACGTGTGTTACATAGTACTCAATGGGGATTTTTCGACCCTATCGATACACCCGATGGTGGTAATATCGGATTACATAAACATCTTTCTATTTCGGCTTATATTACGCAAGGAGTTTCTCGAGAACCTATGTTACAATGGTTACGCGAAAAAGTAGATATGAAATTATTAGAAGATTGTTCTCCCAAGGTACTTTCCACGATGACCAAAGTTATTTTAAATGGGTTATGGGCAGGTGCTATAATTGACCCCATTGAAACCGTGGAAAAAATCAAATTATATAGAAGAAATGCATTGATTCCTATTTATACCAGTGTGACATTTGATATTAAGAAAAACACAATATTTATTTATACAGATGCTGGTCGATTATGTCGTCCAATCATTTATCGTGATAGTGAAACTGGTAAATTATCTATTGAAAATAAACAGATAATAAAACGATTAGAAGAATCCGATTTCAAATGGTCGAATTTAATCACTGGGTTTAATCCTAAGAAAATCGAGAACTTTGACCCAAATCAATATAAAATGTATGAATTATCAGAATTATATGACAACATTGATTCCGAATCAAATCCAGCAAAATTACAACGATTTTTAGATGATAAAGCTATCATTGATTATATTGATACTAATGAATGCGAAGATGCTTTGATTGCATTGAATAAAGAGGAATTGAAAAATGACAAGAAGCATACTCATTTGGAAATACACGAATCGCTTATACTAGGTGTGATGTGTAACTTGATTAATTTCCCTGAAAATAACCCTGCTACTCGTAATTCGTTTTCTTGTGGTCAAAGTAAGCAAGCCGTTTCGATGTACCATACCAATCATCAAGTACGTATGGATAAAACCGCGGTTGTATTGGTATCTGGCCAAGTACCCTTGGTAAAATCTCGTTATTTGGAATATATTAATAATGAAGGGAATCCATATGGTGAAAATGCGATAGTAGCCATTATGTGTTATACGGGTTATAACGTAGAAGATGCTATGTTAATTAATGAAGGGTCTTTGAAGCGAGGTCTTTTCAGAACAACTTATTTCAGTACCTATGAATCTCACGAAGAAAAAACCAAAACAGGTGATGCTACCGTAGATAAATTATTTACCAATATTGAAAATGAAACCAATGTGATTGGTACCAAACCCGGTTTTGATTATAGTAAATTAGATAAAGATGGTCTCATTCGTGAAAATACACCTATCGATGATAAAACAGTTTTAATTGGATTAACTGCTAGTTCAAATATCATGAAAGATATAAAAATGGATATGTCCAAAACACCTAAAAAAGGTCAGCTAGGTATCGTAGATAAAACATTTATTACCGATAGTGAAGAAGGTAAAAGAATCGCCAAAGTAAGAGTTCGTGAAGTGCGAATTCCGAATATCGGAGATAAAATGGCCTCGAGGAGTGGGCAAAAAGGAACCATCGGTTTAGTGGTTCCTGAGCAAGATATGCCTTTCACCAAAGATGGAATTCGTCCCGATTTAATTATTAATCCCCACGCCTTACCTTCCCGTATGACCATTGGGCAATTGGTAGAATGTATTATTGGTAAAGCCGCCGCACAATATGGTGGATTCAGTGATTGTACTGCATTCATAAACAAAGGTTCCAAAATAGGTGTGTTTGGAGAACTTTTACCAAAAGTGGGTTTTCATTCGAGTGGTAATGAAGTATTATATAATGGTATGACTGGAGAACAATTAGAAGCCGAGATATTTATGGGGCCTAATTATTATATGCGTTTGAAACATATGGTGAAAGATAAGATAAATTATCGTGCATTAGGCCCTCGCACTGCACTTACCAAACAACCAGTGAGTGGTCGTGCCAATGATGGTGGATTACGTATTGGTGAAATGGAACGTGATTCGGTCATTTCACACGGTGCTGTTAATTTCTTAACAGATTCGATGATGGAACGTGGTGATAAATATTATATGGCGATTTGTAATAATACGGGTATGTTAGCGATTTATAATCCATCGAAAAATATTTTTATGAGTCCAATGGCGGATGGTCCTGTGAAATATATAGGTTCATTAGATGGTAAAGATATGCATATTGAAAACGTTACCAAATTTGGTCGTAGTTTCAGTGTGGTGAAAATACCATATAGTTTAAAACTATTAATACAAGAGTTACAAACGATGAATGTACAAATGAGATTAATCACGGAGGAAAATATTCAACAAATCGAGAACATGACATATTCTAAAAACATTGATAAATTAATGTTTAAATCGGATATTAAACCAGAAGAAATCGTTACCGCGACAAAACAAGCATTAAGTGGTAAAAATACCGATATATCTACACCTGTATCTATCCACGAAAAATCACCAGAGTATAAACTTCCAGGTGAAGACGAATTCAGTATGCCAGACCCCAGAGATTATGCTTTACCAGCTCCGAATGAAGCAACATTCCTGCCATATTCACCTGAATCTCCACCGTATGCACCCAAAGATTCAATTGAGTCACCACCTTATGCACCAGAATCACCTCCATATAATCCAAATACATCAACCAAATATTATTCAAAATCACCTGAATATCCAGGTAATAATTCACTAGAATCTCCTCAATTTGCACCAGCTCTTACAACTGAAGTAGGAGATAGAGTTCATTATAGAGGAGATACTATACCAAATAGAGTTTGGACGATAATCAAAAAAGGTGATAATTTTATTACAATTAAATCATTGGATGAAGTAGAAGATATAAAAGTGGTTCGCCCAAATGAAATATATGAGGAAGATGATTATAGTTATATGCAATCACCTCCAATGCAAAGAGGTGGAATGGATCAAATGCCGATGATGAATATGCACCAAAGACCAACGTATGGAGAAATGTATGGAGAAATGTATAGAGGTCAAAAGTATGGAGATAATGGAGTGCCTTCTATTAATTTCGCACCAGTCATTAAAGTGATGAATGGTGGAAGTGATTTTTCGAGCGACCCTAATGCAGCGGGCGGAGCAAATACAATGAACCCAATAGAAAATCATATGTCACAAGACCATATCATGAGTGGTGGTGCAAATGTATCAGATGCAAAACCTATTATAGTAAAAGATGGAGGAAGTAATAGTGAGCCAAAGCCAGTAGAACAAAGTGGTAGTATATTCGATATGGGTAAATTATTAATTAAAAAAATAGGCCTATAAACTGCTTGAGAATCCAAAAATGTAGAAAATTGAAAATAAATAAAATTATAATATTATATTAAAGATATACTATTATATTAGATAAACCAAATGACAACAACAAGTAACCGTATCTTATCTATATTTAAATCCAGAACCACATTGTTAGAATTATTAGAATATCAAGACTATAATATCGATGAATATAAAGGATTTAGTATAAATGAAATCGACGCAATGTATTCCAATGACCAATTAGATATGTTACTAACTAATGAATCAGCAAATAAGACATATGTAAAATATTATCTTACGAATAAACAAATTAAGCCACAAACATTAGATGACATTATAGAAGATTTATATTCTATAGAAAATATACTTACCAAAAAAGATACTCTTATTATTGTAATCGACGATGAACCAAATGATACTATTATTACAAAAATCAAATATTTATACGATCACGATGGAATATTTGTAGTGATTCATAATATAAAACGACTACAATTCAATATTTTGAATCATCGTTTAGTACCAGAATGTACTATATTAGATGAAAATGAAATTGAAGAATTAAAAATTAAATATAATATAAAGGATTTGAAACAATTACCTGAGATATCTAGATTTGACCCTCAAGCGTTAGTAATGTGTATGAGACCTGGTAATGTCTGTAAATTCGAAAGGGATAGTTCAACTGCAATGAAATATAATTATTATCGTATTTGCATATAAGAATATATAATTATAGTATAATATGACTACTTCGAACGATATTATACTGGGATATAGTCCTGGTGATTTTTTTTACGCAAAGGCAGACAAAGATGGCGTGATGCCTACCAAAGACCAATGTACTGAACTAAACCCATACGATGAAACTTGGGATGTCAGTTGTAATATCAAAAATTTTGCAAATAATGCTGATACCTGTTATCGAAAAGAATTATGTAAGAATAAAGAAAAAGTACAATTGTTGATGAATAATCAAAATATAAATAGTGGTTCAACACAAAAATATTTAGATATGGATAATGATTATAATTATCAATTATTAGTATCAGTTAATTTAGGAATAGGTTTGTTATTATTATCAGGTTTCATTATAAAAAATACTTATTATAATATATAGAATATGAATAATAATAATAGATTTTACGAAGGTTTAGAAAACTGTAATAATATTTTTGCCGAATTGGCAGATTTTGATATAAAATATGCAAAATATATTTATTGTAACGATAGTACAAAAACTGCTGAACAAAAGGCATCTTGTACTGAGATGGATATGAGTGCATCTACTGTAACTAACGCATATAAAAAATTAATAAGCGATGGAGAAAATGGAGCGAATTTAAATAATTTTAAAAAAGTTATAACTAATTTAAAAAAAGATTATGGTAATAATATATCAGAAACAGAATATAAAGCGAAGTATGATGGAATGTATTTAAAATATCAAAATGTATTGACATTAAGACGTAGTTTAGATGATAAAATGCGAATGCTCTATGATGTAGATAATAAATTAACTTATGATAACAAATTGAAGTACAATGCTACTGTTTATTCAGGAATAATATGGACGGTTTTAGCATCATCCCTTGTTTATTATATGTTTTCCAAATTATAAAAATATCATATTATTTTAAATAATAATATGACACTTATCAATATCATTCCAAATGGTTATACTTTTACTAGCAATGTATTAAATATACCGAATAATAGTCCAATAATAAATGAAAAATCATATATACACGGTTCGTACATAGTTTCATCATCATCTTATTCTAATATAAACAATTTACCATATAATGCCTTTAACGGTAGTGCAAATTCATATTGGGAATCAGAAAAGCCTAATAATATAAACAATTATAAGAATTTTGCTTTTACTAATTCTGAACCTGCAACATATGTAGGAGGTGGTGCAGATTCAAATACCTGGAAAACTCTTGTAGATAAAAATGAAATATTAGGAGAATGGATTCAGATACAAATCCCTTATAAAGTATATTTAGATAATTATAATATATTAAGTCACCAACATATATGTGACAATAATAGTGTTTGTGGTAATACAATTACAATATCTAATACACCAGATAATTTAAAAAATAATTCTCCAAAACAGTTTTTTTTATTGGGTTCAAATGATGGTAATACGTGGAATATTATAGACCAACGAAACTTATCGAATTATCCAACGGATTTAAATAAAGCAACGACTTATTATGTTAATACTAAAGAAGGCTACACATATTTCAGACTTGTAATAAATCAATTATTTAAAGGCGATAATGTCAAACTTTACCAATTTAATTTATTCGGTTATTTAAATTCAATATCTGGTAATGTCCATATAATTGATAATTTTACTAATTATGACAATAAATTAAAATATAATAATTCAAATATATATATGCAGGATTACAAACCTTTTTCGACATTTGATCCATTATATAATTCTTTCAATGTGGTTGAATCATTTGATGTTACAACTATAGAGACTACTTCTAATAACATAAATAACCAACTTAATAATTTAAATAATATTAATGATGGAATAAATGAAAATTATAATTATTTAACAGAAAATATAAAATCGTACAATTCACTCTATGATAAATTAAATAAAAACGAAAAATATGATTTTTCAGGAAAAGTTTTACTTTATGATAAAAAAAAGACAACTTTAGCCGACGCATTGGAAGATGATTTAAAAATAATGATTATTCAAGAAAACAATTTATATATTTTAGGAACAATTGCTATGGCTACTTTATTAATTGGAATAATAATAATTTCTAGAGATTGATAATATATTATATCGCAATTATATATATTATGACATCTAATAATATTTATTTTGATACGAGTTTAATTAATATTCAAAAAGATTATTTAAATAGTATAAAAGGTAATGTAAATCTAACGAATGAACAAAATGATCAATTAAATAATTTAACTAATACTTTAACTTCAATAAATGATAATTTAGGAACCTCATCTACTAGTGCATTGTATTCTCAACAAAAAAGTATGATAAATATTTTAGATAAAGAACAACAACGGTTAGATTTGAAAAAAAATAAGATTGATACAGCTATTGATGGAAAACAGAGGGTGTTAGATTTAAACGAAAGTGTACGTGCAAAAAATGCAGATTACATACACATATTATTCGTTTTTATAATAGCGTTAACTATTGTAATCATTATCAATAGAATTTTATATGCATTTTCTATACCATCGGTTGTTTCTTACTTAGTATATATAGTTGTATTCTCGATAACATTTATTTATATGTATATAAAGTATCTAGAAATCGATGCTAGAGACAAATTATACTATGATAAATTATATATCAAACCGCCTAAGATTCTTACTCCCGAGGAAATAAGACTACAAACAGAACAAGAACAAGACAAGGCAAAATATTCTAGCGTATCAAATTTAATGGGAACTATAAATGTAGGCGGTTGTGTAGGACCATTGTGTTGTAGCGGAGAAACTATATGGGATGCTAGTAATTCAGTATGTATTAAAAAAACTTCGGGTTTCACAACTTTAGAAAATATAAATGAACTAATTCAACCTAATTCGCCAAATGAATTTATTAGATATTCAGTCTATAATTAAAAACTATATATATATTAGTAAAAATATATATATAGATGGCAAGAAGATCAAAACTACCAAAATTTAAAAATGTAGTAAAAGGAAAGGTTTGTATTACACAAGCTTGTCGTCTTGAAAGAAATTTAAAAAATCTTAAAAAAGATTATAACGGTTTGAAAGGTCGATATAATACTTTAGATATCAATTATAATACTTTAAATACAAAGTATAACACTTTAGATGTCAATTATAATACATTATATAATACGTATCAAGGTCAAGTAAAGCAAATATATGATGTAACGCAAGATTCTATTATATCAAATAAAAATCAAGAAACATCAATTAGCAATTATAACAAAACGGTTGCAGCAACATTGAGTAAAATAACGCCTCCTCCTATTATAAATACATATAATGATATTGTTAAAGAAAATAAACTATTAACTAATAAAGTAAATAATATAAAAGATACCTATCAAATAGGTGATCAAAAAGCATTCTACCAAAAAAAAGAAACAAATTATTTATCAAAAATAAATAGCGTCTTATTTTGGTTTTATTATATAGTAATGCTTATTTTTAGTTATGTTTTGTTTTATATAAATGATACAATGAGTAAATATATGAAATTCGTTATATTAGCATTATTTATTTCATACCCATTTATAATAACACCCATTGAACGACTTTTTTATCAAATGTATAAATTAATTAAGGCTTTTATTACTGTAAATCCATACGCCAATAATTATTAAAGTTCTACAATTTCCAGATAAATTCTTTATCTAGACTCTTGGATTTCTTAATATGTGTCTCCAATTTTCTATTCGTTTCATTGAATTCAAATGCAATTTTACTGACTCTTTTCTTGAATAAGATGTAATAAATAATTTGTCTTGATGATGCCTTAACATTCGTCTATCAAATAAATCACAAGAATCTTGGAAGGCTTCATAAATATTTCCATTTTTTTTTCGTATATTATAAATCATACATCTATCGAAATCATATGCTGATAATAAATCTGCTTCGCGTACTATATGATAAGCCAGTTGATATTCACCAAAATTTGGAAACCCTACTTCTTTTACTTTTGAATATGACATTGTAGTCATTATTTTTTTTACTATTTCTATTTCGTTTGGTTCCATTTTTTCATTTTGCAAGAATTCTTGTATATTCGTTATTCCAACTTCCTGATTTATATATTTTTTGTCACACATATCGTGCAATACCGAAGCTACATATATTATTTTGGTTTGCCCTGATAGATATGGATTAATCACAAGTTCACTTTCTAATATATAATTAGCATTGTTTAATACATCCATACTATGAGATAATCCGTGCGATTCATCAATGTTATATAATGCCGTTGTATATATTACAAAATTAATTATATTTGATAATAGTGCGACCATTTTATGAGTTGTGTCTCATATATAATTAGCTAATATTTTTTTCAATTTTTTTCATTTTATAGTTTTCGATGAAAAAAATTCATAAAACTGTTTATAAATCTTCACTCGATACATCATCTTCTTCACTATCATCTATATTCGTACTGGTATTTTCATTTTTATGATCATACAGAATACTCACTCCTATCCATACATTATTCTTCACATTTCCAAAATATTTATTCATATATGCGTGTAATTCTTTTGGACTAGGGCCTCCTTTATTACCTTCACATATTTGATACCATAAATTGAATTCATTATTCAATTCAGTCTTCTTAATCTTACCTTTAGGATCTTTCACTATTTTTTCCGATACAAACCGTGAGATATGGTCTTCCTTAATACGATACTTATTACTTTCTTGTAATACTATCTCGCAATCTTCTACTTTACCATTCGTCTCACAAGCTCGTTTGATTAACATCGACATAAATATTTCCTTCCATTTCTCCAATTTCTCATCTAAATTATCATCTCGCTTGAACTGATATGGAACTAATGGGTCATTATCGACTGGATTATATTCGAAACGCGATAAGAATGGAATCACACGAACACGTCTCCATGTACCACCATCATTCGATTTAATTACCATCAATTCATTCGAACAACAAACCAATTTAAATTGTGGATAAAAGGATATGGTTTCTGGTGAATATAATCCACGTGCCTGAATAATATCATCACCACTCGTTAATTGTTTCATAATACCTTCATTCATCTTTTCACCTTTTGATGGTTCAGGCATTACCGCATATCGTTTTCCTTTTAATTGTACGATTTCCGTTTGAGTTCCACCGATTTTCATTTTTTCACCAGTAATCAATGTCGTTGGAATATCACCTTTATATTCACCCAATATCATACCCATAAGTTTCGTTAATTTCGATTTACCATTCGCACCATTCGCACCAATATACATATTGAATGTTTGATTGACTGCGGTACCTAATAATGCTGACGCTAAGTGATCCCACATATATCTTTCTAGTTCTTTATCCACATAAAATAGTTTATGCATAAAATCTTTGACTTCGCTAATAATCGATGAGTGTTTTCTTTCATCCAATTCGATATAATCGATATTTGTACAAAGTGTAATACAATCCTCGGGTAATCCTTTACGAAAACATTTGGTAGTAAAATCGAAGACACCATTATTGAAACATAATAAATTTGGATTTTGATCTAGTTTATCTAAAAACTTACTATCATAGAATAAATGTTTGGCTTCTGTCATAATATTATTACGGGCACTCGTATTGTTCAATTTATCCATTATTTCCAATATCTTTTGAGAACGTGTTCTTTGTTTTGGTTCTTTCGCGTTATCAATTTCACTAATATGTGCTTGGTTAGTTTCCATTGTTTCGCTCATTTTAACTGTTTTCATATTATATAATGTGCGGACTTCTGAAATATTATTACGTAGCGATGTTCCGCCTTCGTTCTTTATCCAACGATTATTTGCATACATATACCAATCATTGTTCTTAATGCTCGTACATACAAACTTGTCTTTATATTTTTGGTATATTACATTTGCTAGCCCTACATCACCGCTACATTTACTTTTATGATCTCGCTGGGTTATTCCCATATTTTCTCCTTCTATAGTTAATTCTATTGCGTGATCTACTGAATCTTCTCGTATTTTCTTGTATTTATCAGGTGCATCCAATTTGACCCAATGCATCAATGAACGCTTTGTTAAACAACCATGCTTATTTATTTCAAATCTTGACCATTGGCTATATAAATCTCGTATATCAATATAACTGAATTTTTTAGCTTGTGCACTAAATATTATCCATATCAAAAACAATTTATCATTCCAGTCTGAATACAATTTATCATTCACATTTTTCAATGCCCAACCTACTCGAATCCACTTAGGTTCAGAACCTCCATTTTCACTGAATTCATAATATGTATTCGGTAACGCCAATACATATTCATATGTTTCTTTCAGCTCGTAATCATTATCATTTAATGTTTCTAGAAATAAATTCTTCATTATTTCTAGCTCAGTTACGTTAGTTATTTTCAATATATTTTCGATTGTTACCCGCATAGTCATTTGTATTTGTGATATGTTTGGTTTTATATTTGCGGGTTGTTTATTTTTTTCACCTGGTTTATATAATTTTTTATATTCATTATGTGTTATCAAAAAGTCATTTCGCATAAAGAATGTAGGATGGTCTTTATACCGAACCGATAGTTTTTCGATATTTTTTCCGATATCATATAATTCTGGTTGTATTGGAAGGGTACAAAACTCATTATCGGTTTCATCAAACGTAACCTCATAAACATATGTTAATTCATATTTTTCATTATTTGGTTTTCCAGAACCGTATAATTGCCAATTGGTGAATCCTATGGTAATACCCTCGTCTAAAATATCATCGAAATTCTTATTTTTCAATGGTAATTCTTTCCACGTTTCCGATAACTTTTTTATCATTTTTTCACGTAGAATACGCTGTGTAATTCTATCCGATTGTATCCCTATTATCATATGAATACCATCTTTCGTTACTTTTCTATCCTCCAACACATTTACATTTGGCTTTTCCATAACAAATATATGAAACTTTTGCGAATCATCAAACTGATAGATTAGTTTTAATTCTGCTAAATATCCACATACCATATCTGTTATATGATTAACAGTATGTTGCCGTTCTTTCACTTCATAATCATAGCGTAAATCAATATCCACTACAATCGGGCCATCTGCATCCAACTGTTTTTCGGTCATATACTCATCCAAATTTTTTGATAAAATATCTCGGTGATATAGTTTCAAAAATACTGGATATTCTTCTTCAGAAATATGGTAAGACCCTCCCTTAATTTTACCTGTTTTATCTGCTATACGAGTATTTGTAATTGGATGGGTATCATCTTTATTGACATAATGCTTGTATAAGAAATCTTGGAAATTACTATATGACTGCATTTTGGTTTGATTAGCAGACGTAAATTTATTTACCGTCGCCATTTGGATATATTATTAATATATTTTTATTACAGTTTTTATTTTCAATTTTATAAAAAATTGATTATATATCTTGAATAAACAAGATAAATATATCATAATAATAATATATATTCAATCAAAAATGAGGTTCTGCGATAAATGCGATAATATGTATTATATCGGTATTAATGCCGATGACCCAAATAAATTAACTTATTATTGTCGCCATTGTGGTAATAAAGATACATCTATCACTGAACAAGGAGTTTGTGTTTTAGATACTCAATTTAAAAAAAATGAACAGAACTTTAACCATATTATTAATAAATTTACTAAGTTAGACCCAACATTACCTCGGATTTATAATGTAAAATGCCCTAATTTGGAATGCAAAACCAATGAAACCGGTCATAATAAACCTACTGAAGTCATTTATATGAGATATGATGATAGTAATATGAAATATTTATATATTTGTGTCGAATGCGATACGACTTGGAAAACGGATGACCATAAATAAATTTTATTTTATGTGTGTTTTTTTATAAACCTTAGCGTATTCATAATTTATAAATACGCTTGGTAACCGTCAACTTTACACTTGTAAATCGTCCCAGAATGGGCGATTTAATTATGTGTAAAGTTTTATAGAAAAATTGATTCCATTATTATTATATTATCAATAATAATAATTTAGATATACTATTATATATAACTACATAAACAACGCAAGATGGATGATGATAAATACGCGGATGATGATTATATGCCTAGTGATGACGATAATGTAGATGACGATGATGAACAAGAAGATGTTATTAAAACCATTAATAAAAAATCCAAAGTAATTCCAACGAATATAAATGACGATGATGGCGATGATCTTGATGATTTGGACGATGATGATGATGAAGATGCGGATGGCGATGATCTTGATGATTTGGACGATGATGATGATGATGAACAAAATGATGACCATATCGCCAATGCCAATAATTTAATGAATGATACAAGTATTCCACATTTTGATGAAATCGACGATGATGACGACGACGATGATGATAATAACTATTTACAAAAATTTGATGAAAACATAAAACAAAACATTATTGCTGAATTTCATCCCGAATTAAAAGCATATAATTATGATGAAGTTGATGTTTTAACTCGTGTAGTTCGTGATGAAAATGGTATTATTATTGACCCTTTACATAAAACTCTTCCATTCATTACTCGCTATGAAAAAGCCAGAATTCTCGGAGAACGGGCCAAACAAATCAATGCTGGAGCGAAACCAATGGTGGAAATTGAACCGAATGTAATCGATGGTTATTTAATTGCTATGAAAGAATTTGAATCCAAAGCCATTCCATTTATCATACAAAGACCCTTACCGAATGGTGGTGTCGAAATGTGGAAATTCGCCGATTTAGAAATTCTTGCATAGAAGAGAATCATATAAAAAACCTTTTTTTTATGATTTATGAATTTATTGTTTCCAATGCAATATATTTATCAAATATTTCAAAATTATGCTTAAATAATTCTTTTCTTTCTATTTCTAGTAAATTGCAATCAACAATGTTTTTATCTACTACTATTTCGTCATTCTTTTTTTTATCAAATTCAATTACATTTCTAAAATTGTAATATTTATTTGTTTGTTTAGAAATTATTAACGGAACTAACAATGACAATGATATAGGTATGGAGCCTGACATCATTTCATTTTCATATCTATCATCGGAATAATCACCTAATATATAGTCACAATGCATTAAAATATTCATCATTTCACGTGTTTCCATATTACAATACATATTTAAGATAAACTTCTTATCTAAATTACCAAATTGTTGTATGTTTATATTCCTTGAAAATGCGTGTATGATTATTGTTTTATTGCTCATTATTCTATTCAATATATGTGTGTTATAATTATTCGTATGCCCAATAATGCCTAGTTGAATAATTTCATTATTCTTTTCGATTGGTGTAATAATTATAGGGTAACACGGCAATGCCCAATCAACATAATATTCATTATCAAATGGACGTGTTCCTATTATTGCGTGAAATATCTCGTCATTTCTTTTTTTATAATAATGATTTATGGATATAGTTTTTTTATTAATATTCTTATTTTTTACATCAAATAATTTGTCATTATCTGTGAGTAATATAATTTTATCATAAATTTCTTTATCTTTTTCAAATTCTGTAAAATACTTATATGTAACATTATAACCATCAAAAACTTGATGATACAAATGAATGTGACCATTATCTAATTCATCGTCGTTGATATTCAAATAAGGTATCATATATATGGTTAAATTATAATTTCTTTCTTTACAATAATGTATAATATAACCATACATCTCATAGTGAAATGTGAATCCGTTAAATAATGCCACTTTCATATCAAATAACTAAAATGTTTCTATAAAAAAATATTATTTATTATCTTTAAATAATTTTTATTGTTTCCAATGTTTTCCACAATCTATACAAGTAATAAATATCGTTGCTGGTTCATCCGCTGAACGAATCTGTGCTTCATAATAAGTCGTTCTTTTCGATTTACATTTCTTACAAGTAAACATATCCGTAGATGCCTGAATATTTACATTGAATTTATTGGTATCACGTTTCATTTTGGCTTCTATCATCGGTTTCCAATGTTGTGAATTCATTTCTTGATGACTCATAAAGGCCACATTTTGAGCACTGATTTCTTTCGATTTAATTTGGTTCAGTAATTCTTCATTTTTTAAATTTAAATATATACTACGTAATCGATCCAAATACAATTGTGAAAAATACGGGTTCTCCCATTTTTTTATGATTTTTCTCGCATTCGCTTCTTTGATCGCATAGTTATATACTCCTTTTTCTATATTTATGGTAATGGTTTCGTCATCAAATATCGGTTGTAGTTTATTACGAACATTTTCACGAAAAATTTCAGGTTTCTGTATTGTCAACATCTTATTATAAATACTATATACCACATAGTATTTATATCTTTATGAATTCAATTTTTTCTTTTTGTTATGATAATAATTATACATATTCTTCTTCTTCTAATTCACTGGTACATTCCAAATAATTATCTTCGTTTGATTCTACTTTTGCAAACACTGTTTCTGTTTCCTTTTTCTTAGCTGTTTTCTTTGTTTCTTTCACTGCTTTCTTTACTTCCTTTTCAATAACTTTTTTTACTGGATTTTTCACTTCGTTTTTTGCTGATTTTTTCTTTGGTTTGACTTCTTCTGAACTTTCTGTAAAATCAGATTCATCATCTTCATAATCTTCATCTTCTTCATCGTCATCTACTATAAAATCATCCTTTACATATCCTTCTTTTGTACGCGGGGCACTATCCGATACATCATCATCAGATTCTTCCGAATCTTCATCACCTATATCTTCAAATCCACCATATAAATGATCATACACTAATTTCCATTCATCTTTAGTAATACTAGTAGGTACCCCATTTTGTTTATTTACCAAGACACACGCACCAAAAAATAAAGTATTATCGATAGGTGGTGGAAATTCATATTTGTTTTCTTGTCCCGCACGACCATTCGTTTTTCCATAGACGGAAACTGAATATTTTTTATTATTTACTTCTGCACCCCATTCTGTTTGTAATTCGAAACCTTCTACTGATTTAAATCCCGCTTTTTTATATAATTGTGTTTCGTCATATGTTTTTAATTCGTGTTCTTTAATTGAACCAGATTTTTCAATAGATAATATAGTAACAGGCATTTACATAATATTATGTAAATAGTTTTATATTGTTTTCGTTATTATAATTCGCGACGTTCAAAATAACAAAAACAAATATTATATCATTCATATACGGATTATAAAATGTTCTCGAATTCTTTCATAAATATATTGAGCACCATCATTTGTTCATTGATTATTATATTCTTTTTTCAATATGGATGGAATTACTTAAAAGATAATTATTCTGTAAAAAAAACAAAAGATTTAGTCAATACACAAATCGAAAAATATAAAAAAATTGCCGAATCTACCATAAATAATTCAGAAGGTTCTCCGATTGTGCATGGTTCTCCAAATTTTCAAGGTTCTCAAATTTCAGAAAGTTCTCAAAATATAGATTTCATAAGTGAAACAGAAAAACAAACAATGAATAATGACCTTATGAATTTGGCGAATAGTTTATAATAAAATCTATAAAAAACTGAACTGATTATATTGAAAAATAATATTATAAAACCAATATAAACACATTTTTACATCTAATAGAGTCAGAAAAATGGAATTATCACCGAATCATATCTCCGATTTAATGAAACGATTCCCTAGTTTTGAACTTTCCTATGAAACGATATCCCATAAGAAAGTTTCTCCCTCTTATAATATCTGCTTAGCAATACCACAAGGTAAAAAATCTTATGCGTGGTTCTCCTTCAATGGCGAAGACGATGTATGTTTCCTATTTGATTTAAATCGTGAAAAGAAAATAAGTAAAGGTTTTCAAACAACTATACAATTCGATAGAACCCTTTCACTCGGGACATTAGTATATGGTACATTGATTGAAAATGAAACGAATAACTTAAAATTCTTTATTATCGAAGACATCTTCTATTTCAAAGGAATCCCATTAAAAAAATCTACCCAACACCAGAAGCTAAATACTATTCATACCTTTATTTCATTACTCGATTCGACCAACATAAATAATACCAATCATATTCATTTTTCGATACCTGTATTATGGTCAGTCGAAAATACCACTGAGTATGAACCACTCATTAATATTCAAGAAGCCATTGCCGAAAATATTTCATATCCCATCCACCATATCCAATATCGTTGCTTATACGAAACCAAACCTTATTTGAATTTCACTTTGAACCGTAAATTAAATTTTGCGAATACCGTTATACAAGAATCGAAAAAGGAAAAAACACATATTTTTGAAACCGTTGAAATCGTTTGTGACTATTATAAACCACAATATAAATATCCTACTGTATTCCAAGTCACTGCCGATATTCAATTTGATGTATATCATTTATTTGCTTATGGTATGAATGGAAAACCCACGTATTATGGTGTCGCTGGAATACCGAATTATAAAACGAGCGTTTTTATGAATAGTTTATTTCGTAAAATTAAAGAAAATATTAATTTGGATTATATCGAAGAAAGTGATGATGAAGCCGAATTTGAAGATATGACAGAAGATAAATTCGTGGATATACAAAAGGTGTTACTTATGGAATGTACATTTCATATGAAATTTAAAAAATGGGTTCCGATGAGAATCGTTGAAAATACCAGTCATTATATTCATATCGGAAAACTCATCCGTGACCAAAATTCTACGCCAAATCATCAACCAAATATGCGTCATCATCATAATAATGTTCAAGGACATCAGCATATGCGTAGAAATCCAAATCAAAATCAACCATATCAAAAACACAACCCAAATAGAAATCATTGCCAATATAAAACGCCAGTTTATGCAAAATAAAAATCTGTCATTAATATATAATAATGACAAATTTAACAGGTAGTGAAGTAAATGCAAGTGGTAGTGTATTGCCAAATCCTATAACTACAGGAACTTCTGGTAATTCCGCCAATTATGGTTCCAAATTAGTCGGTGGTAAAAAATCCAAAAAATCCAAATCAGTAAAAAAGCCAAAAACAACAAAAAAACATTCCAAAAAAGCCAAAACTTGTAAAAAATGGTTTGGACTTTTTTAATCCTCCCATTAAAACTAGTCATCTAATCCTTCTAATTTACTAATATCGATTTTACATACACCACCAAATACTGTAGTTGGATTTTTTTCATCTTCATCCTCATCCGATGGATTTAGACATTTCGTTTTATCAGACGGTTCATAAACCCGTTTCCACGTTTTATCTTCTTCCCAATCAATCATCATATTGGTATATTTATTACTATCAATTTGACGAATACGATAATTACATTTTTTATAATATCTTCTACGCTGTGCCCATTGTTTTTGATATGGTTCATGGGCATCCACTATATCCACTATGATGGGTTTTTCATGTTTCACTCGTAATATACGCCCTACAGATTGAGTGATATCCGTTTTCGGTGTTACCATCACTAATGTCGATAAGGTTTTTATATCCAATGCTTCGGCCGCCATCGCATACGTAGCCAACACAATATTTTTTGTTTCCGTTTCTTGTAAATTGATTTGTTTCATACCACCTACATAAAAGCCAACGGTTGCAAATTTTCGATATTGAATCGCATCATATAAATAGGATAATAATGAACGATTATGACATAACACCATGATTTGCTTCTCGGATTCTTCTTCTATCAAATCTTTGAGAACTCGCACGATAAAATCACTACGTGGGCCGAATTCGCATAACTTTACTATCATACTACTATATTTCGGGTTTCCTCGATAATCCATATCCACTTCATTAAATTGCGGGTCACTACATATGTAATTGATGGCACGTACACATACGGGGTCATCAGCATCTCGGTTTTCGGAATATATTTTATCACCTATGAACATATGTAATACACTGGTTAATTTATCTTTTCTATCTACTGTTGCAGAAATCCCTAACATATATGGTGTAATCGTCTTGAACAATGTTTTGGAAAATTGTTCGCTACCTATACGATGTACTTCATCGATAATCGTTAATCCAAAACACGAAAATGTATCGGGTGGATATTCTTTATCATATAATGTCTGAATCATTCCAATCACTATATCGTTACCTTTTACATCAAATGTTTGTGCCTGTATTTTACCGACTGTAGCACCTGGTAAGAATTCTTGTATTCGTTCTATCCATTGATTCATCAAAAATTCTTTATGCACGATGATGAGTGTCTTTTTTTGTATTTGTGATATTATTTTTAATGCCATAACCGTATTATGCGTGACCGTAAAATCATCTAATACAAAACGATGATTACCATCAATTTCAAAACCATAATAATCATCAACGCCCAATTTTTCTAGTTTTATTCTATAATTTAATGCATCGCGTGTTAATTTTCTTTTATGTACTTGCTTTCTAATACATTTTACTGGTATTTCTTCTAATCCTGAACCATCTATATGTATATGTATTTCATATTTGTTCAACTTAAATACAGAAAATCCTAATGACCTCGATATAAATATAATATCATCTAATAATTTTTCATTATCTTCTACTATTTCATAATAATTATTATGATAATAACCATATGAGTCAAATAGACCTGCTAATAACTCCAATTGATTTTTTCTGGTATTACATTTATAATCGTGCGGAATATGTTTATTATTAAATATGTTATTTTTTAGTAAATATTCCATTGGTATATTATCTGAATAACTGTTACCTAACCAATAACCTAATACATAAGGTTCTATTTCCAATTCTTTTTCTTTAAAATGAATTGGAACACGATATCCATATAAAGTTTCAATGCTACTTTTTGGTAAATTTAAATAATCTAATACTGAAATGTCTATTATTTTTCCTTTTCCTTTTGGATCCAAATATGAACTTGTTTTTAATGACAATATATGACTTTCATTAACAATATATCCACCGCTTTCGACTGAAGAAACTTTATACATTGTTTCTTTACCCCTTGCAAGAGACAATACTTTTCTTGGGGTAGAATCGTCACCCATCAATAAATCACCTACCATTATATCTTGTACTAATTTTATAGAACCATCAAACATCAAAATCTTAGTATCTTTACCCAAACATTTACCCCTCCCGCAGGGGACTTCCAAAATACCACCACCACCACCATTCGTTTGAGAACCTATACAAATGGGCGTATTCACATAATTCATATACACATCCACGATTTTATCTTGATAATCCCTCAATTGTTTCGGAAACACTACATTTATGGTTTCACCACATTGTATTTCGGAGTTACTCGGCATACCATAACGAGCAATTCCATAAAATCGAGGTATATATATTTTATTTGTATTTTCACGGTAGACTGGAAAGGCTATATTTTCATCTGCTTTTCCACCACCCCCGAATTTAGTAGCACCAAATATTTGTGGTTTCATAAACAAATCTTTATATAAGAATTCCAAATCGTCTTTATGTAATATTGATTTCGGTATAGTATATCCCTTTTTTCCCAAATATGATTGAGAACATACCAATAATTTATACTCATCAGTATAATAACTATTTACAACGAGTTTTTCTGAAAAGGGCTTCACCGTTTTTTTCAAAATATTTTGTCGTTTCATTCTTTTTTGCAAAATAAATTTAGCACTTTATTTGAATCAATTTTGTATTCTAGGACAACAAGAATAATATATTTATATCTTATATAATGAAATTTACAAACCCATTTAAAACATTTTCGCCTCAAGAAATTATATTATTAGTTGCCTTTATAGTATATTTAGTATTCCCTATTCAAACCCCATCTTTTTTAAATGGTGTAATTGACTCACCTATTGGTTTAGTAACTATCTTTGCCATCACCATTTCATTGTTCTTATACACAAATCCTATTTTAGCTATTTTATATCTATTTGTCGCATATGAAATCATTAGACGTAGTTCATCCAAACATATTATCGTATCTTCCAGTTCTTTCAAACAAGTAGATAACACACCTACTTTAAACGATATTGATTTAGCACAAAAAGAAGTAAACCTTAAATCTATTATGCAAAGTGAGCCAACATTAGAAGAAGAAATCGTAAATAAAATGAGCCCAGTTGGTGTAAGTGACGCTATTGTTTTTACAAATAGTGCATATAAACCATTTGCTGAAAGCATTAAAGGTGCTTCAAAAATCTAAATATATTTTATTTTGAATGTTAAAATATATTTTACGCAAGTACTTTGCACATAGAAACCGTTACCATTTACTGTTTATACCATAAGTTGTAAAGGTGTAATTATTCACTGGTAGAAATGATGCAAGATGTAATGCCATATGAGTTAAACAAATTATGTAAAATTATGCAATTTACCATTTGAATCTAGTAGTGATAATAAAAATGTAGGAACTCCTGGAATAATAACAAAAAATATTACGTAACCAAGTGCAGAATATACATATGACCATTTATTAATTGTTTTTGCTAATTTACATACAACTAAAATAAATAGTGTTAAACAAGCTAAAAAGGCCATAATAACTAAGTTATATTGAGCGTGTTCTTTAAATATGAATTCAAATGCTTTTGGTATGAATTGTCCAATATCTTTAAATTGTAAATAATTAGGTGGTTCTTGATATTGAGATTCGTCTGGATAAAGTTTTCCTTCATATCTAAAGCCAGTATTCGTCTTAATTTTAGTTTTCATAAAATCACGATTTATTTTGTTAAATTGTATAGTAGAAAACCCTAAACCAAACATTATAGCAAAATATAATGCCCACATTATAAGATCGAAATTATTACCTTTAAACCCTTCGTGCAATAAGATTCCAAATACTATTATGCTATATATTATTATCAATATATCTGCTGTTCTTATTCTTACAAATCTATTTATATCTGTACCATTGTATATATCTGGTATTACTTCTTTTATTTTCGGATAATTTATAGCTGAATCATTGACAAATTTATTCACACTATCAATAACCGCTGCTTTATAAAAAAGCGGAACTACAAAATAAATTACAATCACCATAATGAAAACAAAACACAAGTGTATTGTCATTTTCATAAAATCTAACTTTTGAGCATCTCTTGTATATTCACTATTAATTGGTACATTATAAGTTGCGATTGTCTTATCTGATTCACCTGTCGGTTTGCAATCTATATAAATTCCTGACTTATCTATATCGGGGGTAGTCGTAACTTTTGTCTCTGGGACAACTGTACTTTTTGTATATTTAATTTCAGTATAAGTTTTCTTTTTATCCGTTGGTTCCACATTCAAAAGAGTAGATTTATCCACATAACTAGATACATATTTATCCGAAGTATTTATAATTATTGGAGTAGTAACTAATATTACTTTATCATTACCAGAAGAATACACATAAGCCGTTGTTCCTGTTATATATTGATTCAAATTTAACGTAACAGAGTCTTTATGTTTGTCTGGGTCAGATACATAATAATTATTAATAACATTATCGATATCATTACTGGTCGTTGAACTAGTACCTTTTTTTAGTAAAAAACACGTATATACTTTTCCATATCCACCCGTTTTGCTTGTATGTTCAACTACTAATTCACCAACGATTTGGTTTTTGCTTATCAACGATTTACCTTTAGAATCGCAGGTTAAATCTTTAATATTTTTATGCAAAACACCATATATACGTATTTGTGTTGCGTTATATGTAGTACTTACGTTCGGATAAACTATAGTTGGTTGTGTTACAATATTATAATTTACTGATAATGAATTTAAATTTAATTTCACATCAGTGTCTTTAATTGTAGTTTGATCATAATTTAATTTTAAAGTAGTCTTACTGTCTAAATGTTTTTTATTATATTGAAATAAAAATATTCCCATTTTATAAATTATATACTATATAATCTAAGTATATAGTTTATTTTTGATAATACAGTTAAAATGGTATATAATTAAATAAATTATTTTCATATATAGTTGCATTAAATGTATCCTTATATCCCTCTACATATACAATATCTCCATTACTAATGTTATCACAACCGTACTCTCCAGTACAACTTTTACCTTTTACACTTACTGGCAATTTCGTATTCAAATTACCTGTATTTGACATTGTATAGTATTGCCATTTATCTCGACCATTCATTATTCTACGTCCCATTAATGGTAATATTAATTCAGCACTACTATTTGTTCTTGTTAATATGCCGACTTGTTGATAATTCATATCTAAACCTCTTGAACGTATATTTACTGGTATACCACGAATATCACCCGATTCGGGTGGAAAATAATATCCATCTGTTTTCATTGGTGGTGCATATGGATCATTTAACACATCATTTCTAGTTGAAATGCCTACTAAAGGAGATATTTGTTGTGGATTCACTATTACTATTTTTGTATTTTCTTTATTTCTACTTTCTTTATTTGTTATCTTGACATATTGAACATAATATATATAACATAATATTACCACAATCATTAGTAATACAAATAATGTCATATTTTCGATACAAAATACACCAGGAACACACTTTTTACCCATTATATTATATGCTTCTAAAAAAATCCACCTAATAACTGTTTTCCACCTTTATCTACTGTATTCACTCCCTTCAACATCATTTTTGGTATTTTTACAAAGAAATCTTTATATATATCTTTACCTTTCTTCATTAGAACTGATATTTTCAATCTTTTACAGTTATAACATTGATCTCTTATATTTTTTGGCCATCTAGTTATTCTAAACCCAGTTAAATCATATATCATTATATCTAGTTTATATATAAGTTTCCATATCCTACTTTCTATTTTATATACATCTCTGAATATAAGCCATACGCAAAACAATACCAATCTTACTGGCAAATATATTAATTGGAAAAAAATATCAACTATATAATAAAATATACACTTTGGTATATTCTTTATATACTGTACTGTACAAATTGTATACGTAAATATGAAATATGATGCATAATATACTAATAATACTATATCTTTAAACCCTAATGATGTTCCTTTTAATATACCCCAATACGATAAACCTATTCCTTTAAATATATTTCCCAAGCCTTTTCCTATATTAGCTATTCTTTTAGGAAATGTAAGTATTACCTTAAACATTCTGCTAATTGATTTACCTAAACTCAAGCCTTCTTTCATTTTTTTCTTTTCTTCTTCTTCTTTTTTTATATCCAAATGTTTGTAATATAATCCTATTCCTACAATTATAGTTAAAATAAATAGAATTATATACAAACCTGAATTAATATTATTATCCATACTATAATATTACTATACTAAAATATTATACTATTTTATTCCTTCATTAAATGACTATATTTTTCAATAAATCCTTCCGCCTTTGTTATCAATGGGTCTAATTCTTTCATTCCACCTAATATCTTATCTTGTATTTGTTGGAATTCTGCAAAATCTTTCTTTTTTTCACCTTCTGGTATCTTATCCTTCTTTTCATTTGCTAATCCTTCCTGTGTTTCGTCTTCCTGTTCCTCTTCCTCTTCTAGACCTTCCTTTACTACTTCTTCTTCATCCGCTTCTTCTTCTTTATTTTCATCTTCAAATCCTTCACTCACTGATTTTACTCCAAACTTTAATAAATGGGTTACTACTAATGCAATACATAATACCACTATCATATTCTTACTAAAAAAGGTTGTAATAAAACCAATTAGTATAAATACTGCTATTGACATATTGTCTTTAATCTGAGCAAAATAAAATAAATCAAACAGTGATATTATTACAAAACCATATAATAATACTCTATTGTGTAATAGATCTTTAAAATTAGTATTTATCTTACCCGTATTCATCATTTTTGGTAAACTACTAATGTTTTTTGTAATATTTTGTATTACTTTACTCATTATATATATTCTATGTTGTGATAATATTTTTCCTAAATTATGTTATCTTTGTCTTCAACACAATGGTCTTGTGTTATCGCTCTCCAATCTAAACTTACATCTGATTCTAAACCATCTATTATGTCTTCTTGGGGTTCCCTATAACTCGCTGGTATGTCTCCGCTATATATATCTAATACCTCCCTTACCACTTCTTCTCGTTGTATATCACTTCTTTGAAATTCATAACTCGTTATGCTCGATGAACGTTTTCCTCTAAATTTATTCAAAAAATCTTCTAGCCCATTTATCTCATTCATTCTATCATGCTGGTCTAAATCTCCTGTAATTACCAATCGACTATTCTCTCCTAATCGTGTCAATAACATCTTCATTTGCGACGATGTCGAATTCTGCATTTCATCCGCTATTATCCAACTGTTTTTAAATGTTCTCCCTCTCATATATCCCAACGGTGCTATTTCTATTATTTTTTCTTCCATCAAGTTCTCCACTTCCTTCGGTAATATAAAATTATATAAAACATCATATATTGGTCTTACCCACGGTGCCATCTTTTCTTCCAATGTTCCTGGTAAAAATCCTAATTCTTCATCCACCGATACCGATGGTCTCGTGAATATCAACTTTTCACAATTTCCTAATAAATAATTCTTCACTCCTTGCTCACACGCAAATAGAGTTTTTCCTGTTCCTGCTGGCCCAGTCGCTACCACTATTTTTTTTTCGGCATTTTTTAACAAGGATACGTATTCCTCCTGATGCCTGTTTTTTGGTTTGGTAAATTTATTCTCGAATCCTGTTTTTTCTTTTTGTGATAAATAATGTATGTTCTCGTATATTTTCTTCTGATTCACTATCGTCTTCTCTCGTTCCCTTTCGATTTCTAATCCATATTCATACATTAGCTCTTTATCGTTCTGTTTCTTTGATTTACGCCCACGTCGCTTTGCTTCACCCATATCTTCATCTGAATTATCAATAATATTTCCTGATTTTTTCATTTATATATACCATTATTATTTTTTTCTAAAGATTATTTTATTTGGAATTATTTTATTTGTCGATTTTGGTATTATGCAGTCATATGCAGTCAAATATTTATATTGTTATTTTACATATAAATATTTTTTGATAGTTTGAAATTTTATGCATTCGGAAATAAAATTTTATCTACTGTCGTACGTACACAAAACAATCTATGTGCAAAAATTCCGATAATAAATGTTACCACTAAAGTTGCCCAAAATGTCCATTTTGTAATCCAGCATATCAAATATACCAATAGTATTGTAAAGATAACATCTATTATGGCTATATTAAATATTCTATAGGAATGTGCCCCTTTTCCAGGTTCTCCAAATACGTTTTTATATTTACAAAAATCCATATAGATTATATATACATATGTTTTCAAATATCTTCTTCTTTATTACCAATTTGTTTTCCGATTGTTCCAAATATCGCGAAGAACCCGAATATGAAAAAATCGTCGATAACCTAGAAAAAGAATATTATTCCCACAATCGTATATCGATTGACCCATTATGGCAAGAACGCCGACTTTTATCTTTCTTTCATTATACACCAAAAAAAAAATCAAAGTTCTCTATATAATGTTCTCGAAATATCAAGAAATATTCTTTCCGATATCTTTAGCTATCATCGTGAATATACTGATTTATACACTTGGACTAGTTCCTTCACAACCCAAAAATAAAATGATTCCTCCTGCTTATATCGTGGGCTCTATTTGGATTTTTTTATTTGGATTACTCGGTTATATTCATCACCGTTTGGATAATGATTATTCTTATGCTTCTGTCTCCATCTATGTATTCATTGGGTATTCACTCTTATACCCCTTTTTGACTCGTTTGGAAAATATTGATATATTCAATAAAATGGCCTGGGTTCTCGCTTTTTTATGTTCTCTTCTTCTCTACTATGAAAACCGTGTGTTGATTCCATATATTTTACCCCTTTTAGCTTGGGTAACTTATGTGAATATCGTTGCGTAGAATTGAATTATTTTTTTTGTAAATATATGACTTTTCGTTTGGAATTTCTAAAAAAATTGTTTTTTTTAAAAGGTTTAAAATCTAAACAGTATATTATTTAGACAAAAATGGCCGAGCAACCTTTCGTTGAACCTATTCTGAAACCTGACGATAGTCGTTACGTAATGTTTCCAATAAAACACGATGATATATGGAAAATGTATAAAAAACAGATTGATTGTTTTTGGCGAGCAGAGGAAGTTGATTTATCAAAAGATTTAAACGACTGGGAAAAGCTAACAAAAGATGAACAATATTTTATTAAAATGATAATTGCGTTTTTTGCATCTTCTGATGGATTAGTTCTTGAAAATTTAGCTGCTCGTTTTATGAATGATGTACAAATTGCCGAAGCCCGAGCATTTTATGGATTTCAAATTGCTATAGAAAATATACATAGTGAAATGTACTCGCTTCTCATTGATACCTATATTCGTGACTCGGAAGAAAAAGAAAAACTATTTCGAGCCATTGAAAATTTTCCTTGTATTCAAAAAAAAGCCGATTGGGCAAAAAAATGGATTGCCGATAAACGTAGTTCTTTCGCTACTCGTCTAGTTGCCTTTGCTTGTATTGAAGGTATCTTTTTTTCATCCAGTTTCGCAAATATATATCATATTAAAAAACGCGGTTTGATGTATGGTCTCACATTTTCCAACGAATTAATTTCTCGTGACGAAGCCCTTCATACCGAATTCGCAGTTCTACTTTATAGTAAATTAGAGAAAAAATTAAATAAAAAACGTATTCACGAAATCGTGAAAGATGCGGTCGAAATTGAAAAGGAATTTATCAATGAAGCCATTCCTTGCCGTATGATTGGTATGAATGCAAGTTTGATGTCTCAATATATTGAATTCGTTGCTGACCGTCTTTGTCTCCAACTCGGATATGATAAAATTTATAATGCTACCAATCCGTTTGATTTTATGGAGCTCATCAGTATGGAAACCAAAACCAATTTCTTCGAATCCAAGGTTTCTGAATATGCATTGGCCAATAAATCGGTCGATAAAGATATCTTTGAATTTGGTGACGACTTTTAGATAGATAACATTTATACATATGCATTTCTTACCTTTTTCAAGACCATATCCGAGCGGTCTAATTTATGTGGCCGTTCTGTTTCTACCATATTATATTCCACAAAACTACATATCGGTAATAATTCAATGATTTCATTATATTCTATTTGTTTTACTTCATCTACTTCTGGATAATAAATCAAGTAATCACAAGTCATTTTATGTACATTCATATATGTATATAATTTACTTACATCTATACTACATTGCCGAAAATATAATTTATCTCTATCGCTCGGGTTATCAAACAAATTAATTATTTTTTTTTTATATTTTATAAGATTATATATCATTATATTGATTCTACGATTCCAACAAAAATACGTATCAAATATATATCCAAACCTCTTCAATTGATGTAATTCTTTATAATTTTTTCGTAATAATAATAGAAACATATTATACCAATACATATACTTAGATAATTTATATAATATACAAGTATATGGAAAACTTCCCAAGCTTTCACATAATGTCTTCGGAAATAATAATAAATATACATAATTATTCAGCCTATTCGATAAATAATGTTTATCATGATTGAATTCATCCATTTTATTAGCGTTTTATTTAGTTTTTATTATGCATCTACATAATAAAAAGTTTTCAATTTTATCGGTTAATTATCACTTATCCAGCCGTTATCACTTATCCATCCGTTATCACTTATCCATCCGTTATCACTTATCCATCCGTTATCACTCGTTAATTCTCCCTCGGCATTGATTTCATCATATACCTGTAATGTTCGAGCACTCGCATCTTTCGCCTCCACATATTTCGGCATCCAAAAATAAGGTACTACTTGCCCCAATCCACCATATCTTTCTTCAAATATCTTTCGGTAATAATACTGCTCACTCGTCTTTGGTACCAAATGCCCTTTGATATTCTTGAATGCGGGGTCTTTTTCCACCAAACCCAGTATAAAATCCTCCTTGTTTTCCACCTTTTCATATTCAGGATATTCGCTGATTATTAATGCATCCGTATGTTCTTGTATTATCTGATATAATGAACGACTAGTCTTCGATACACCATCACTAAACGCCTCCTTCGTTCTCCATAATACACAATCTGGTAATAATGGTTTTAAATCAGTATTCATAAAATAATCACTACAAAACGCATTTCGTAATAAATACTTTTCATAATTTTTCAATAACTTATGAAACCGTAAATTCATCGGAATTGATAAATAGGATTGCACCCAATTTCTATCTAAAAAAGGGGTTCGTGGTTCTAACCCGTGACTCGATATCGATTTATCCGAACGTAATACATCATATGCGTGTATATCTTTCAATAATCTACGACATTCCCTATCGAATTCTATCATATCTGGTGCCTTATGCATATATAAATATCCTCCCAATAATTCATCCGACCCATCACCATTAAATATCACCTTGGCTTCTGAGTGTTCCGATATGAATTTTCCTAATAACCAATTTCCGATACTCGCACGTACTGTAGTGGTATCATAGGATTCGATGGATTCAATCACTTCTGGTATCGCCTTTATAAAATCTTCTTCCGTCAATAGTATTTCGGTATGTTTCGTTCCCAAATATTCCGCCACCACCCGAGCATACCGTAAATCTTCCGAGTCTTTTAATCCAATACTATATGTTTCTATATTCGACAACCCCTTACTTTTATGATATTCATTCACTAATGCCGTAATTAAACTACTATCCAAACCACCCGATAATAAACACGCAATGGGTCTTTCCGTAGCATCACATCGTTTATGTACCGCATTTATTAAAAAATACTGGATATTTTGTATAACATCTTTTATATCTAGATTGTATTCATATATATCCATACAGGATGAAAATCCACTTGAATGATATCTACGGTTTTCGATTTTAGTATTCCATTCTGAGTTTACCTTACTGGTGATTTCATACATTGAATATGTTCCTGGTTCAAACTGTTGTAATGCATACTCATCTTTTATTTTATATATTTGGGTTTTTTCATAATTTGATGTATAAGACTCGGATAATAATTTTTGTTGTTTCTTACTTTCATCTATCATCTGATAATATTCCGATAATACCTTCATCTCCGAAGCAAACCCAATGACATTCATATATCGTTCGTCGTTATTATCGAGACTTTTCGATGGTTTCAATATGTATAATGGTCTAATACCATATGGGTCTCTCGCTACGTATACACGAGAGTTTGCGTTTTCCATTCTATAATCAATCAAGATAAAGGAAAATACACCATCCAATAATTGGAGTGTTTCTTCTATTCCGTATTTTTTATATAAATGTAAAATGACTTCACAATCCGAATCTGTATTGGGTTTTATATCCATCATTCTATATAATTCTTTATAATTATAAATTTCACCATTACAAATCAATGCGATATCACCTTCAAATAATGGCTGATTTGATTCCGTATTCAACCCATTGATGGCTAATCGATGAAAACCGAAAATCGATTTTATCATAACTTTTTGTAATACCGAATGTTCGGGGCCACGGCCTTTACCTTTTTCGAATTGTTCTTTGATAAAATCTTCCGCAAAATGATTATCATTGTTTAATAACGCGAAAATTCCACACATCTTTTACTATCTATATAAATGACAAACCCTTTATATTCATTTTTTTATTTGTGAAAATAAATTCATATGTAACTATAATAAATAGACATCATATAAATATATAATATGCACGACCACGATATAGAACAAATAAATGATTTGATTATGGGCGAAATTTTATATGATGATAATATAATAATGAATAATCATAATTTAGGCAATCATATTATCACTACTACCGAAAATGGTAGTGACATCATATATAATAAATCTTCTACTGGTTCTCGATATATACCCGATAAACCGAAAGATGCTACGCTTGTTTATACTCAAACTGGTGTTAGTGAACCAAAAGATAAGCAAAAAATAGTAGATTTAATTAATGAAATGCATTCTCCAGTAACTAATTCTGAACCATACTTGAAAAATAATAGAATGGGTCAATTCTATTTTGGCTCTTTAGCTGTGGTCGGACTATTCATTGTCTATCGTATGATTCAAAAGACACGATAAAAGCTTTGCGACAAGCTTTTCGACAGTAAAAATTTATTATATCATTATGATAATAAATTTTTACAAATGAATCTATAACTTGAAACGTTTATATATTTCTAATGCAGTCAAACCTCCCATTATTTGTGCAATACAATATGGTACCAAATCTTTTGTATCTAATTTTCCCGCTGAAGCCATCACAACGGATACGGCTGGATTAATGTGACCTCCTGAGATTCTACTAGTCAATAATAATGTAAATGCTAATGCGGCACCTATAGCCAACGGATTTCCAGTTGCTAAAATAACGTAAATAAAGAACGCTGTTCCTAAAAATTCGACTAAATAGCTATACATTGTATATATCTTACCTGTAGAAAAAGTTTACACATATTACATTCTAATGATATAATGTTGGTATCTTTATTCCATAATGCGATTTTGTTCCAGACGGTGAAAATGATGGGGTAGGTGCATTATTTGTGTTTGCACGTACTTTAGGTGGTACCATATATCCTCCTGCACGAACTCTAGTTAATGCATTATTCACGGTATTTACATCTTTATAGGTAGTAAAACTCATCAAATCACCCGATGCATTCACCGAACCCGTTCCGATTTGTGTATTTTTACGATTTACTGCGACTTGTGATGCATCTCTATTTCCTCCAATCCATTTCTTTTGTGTTTGTTGTTGGGTGGTAATGGTTTCTGCACTATATGCATTGACGAATCTTTGCCTCCCCATTGCAAATGTACTATGACCATCCGACGTACTATCTTTTTGAGGCATTGCTTTTATTCCATTCAATGCTCCATTATTCATATCGTGTAAGGATAACATCATTCTAAACATCATATATTATATATATTTGTTATACATAATATATTTATGGGTTTTTCGGTTTTTCAATTTATTGTGCCATTTTGAATGCTACATATGAACCATTACTTTGGTCTCCACCATTCTTCACATCATTATAGTTTACATTTACGGCTCTTTGCTTACGAAATCGAATATAATCCGATGAATCTGGTACATATCTCATATTTCCTGCTCCTGCTGGAACACCTGTTCCATCGCATTGTGATATTATACTTCCAATTCTACTTTTCCATCCTGGCTTGTTTGCACTTACTTGGTTAGAACCACCGCATACATAATTTTTACGAGATAAGAAATCTCCTAAATTATTTACTGCACGAAATGGTGTAATGATTCTATTCTTTCCATTTACACTTCCTGCTGCGTGTTGGGTATTCCACGATGTTCTTACTATGCGACGTGACATTACTACATCGCTATCTTTATAGTTTGTTATAGTTTGTTGTGGCGAATATCCATTAAATGGCCCTCCTAAAACAGCGGTTGATGTTGGTAAATTTGAATAACTTGGTAATATTGGACTACTCATTATATTATATACTTATATTATATATAATATGGAAAATGAAAATAAATTATCTGAAAATTTAGAAAAATTAATACACGAAGAGAACATTATTAAATTTGACCCTGTTTGTGTAAGAAAAAAATCCAATATCAGTAAATCCTATAATTTATATAAATTTGATTCTATCGAGTTCTCTCCAAAAAAATTACTAAATGACATACCAGAACATTCCCCCAAATTAGAAAAATTATTAAAAAATATACAAGAATTAGATAAAAAAGATTTGGCCAAACACGGTACCCTTTTCAAACATTTCATTTTTTCTGATTTAAAATCCAGTTCTGCTGGTGTGAAATTATTAACCTCCGCTCTTATCGCCAATGATAAAATTTTAGGATATAATGCAAAAATGATTTCCAAATCCTCCGATAAAAAAGATGTGGAGGATAAACAAGAGGATAAAAAAAAGGAAACAAACGATGATGACAACGATAGTGAAACAAAATACGGGAAACTCGAATTCCTTTCCGATAAAGAATTATTACAAAATCCTTTCGAGAACATTTATTTGTTATGTTCAAATGGTGTATACAACCAATCCATCAGCGTCGCAAATAAAAAAAGTATTTTAACTAAATTCAATCAACGCCCCGAAAATATTCACGGTGAGCTCGTTCGTTTCATCATTATGGATAGTGGCTATAAAGAAGGAATCGACCTATTTGATATCAAATACATCCATATTTTCGAACCTTCTATCTTAAAATCCGATGAAAAACAAGTCATCGGACGTGGCACTCGTACATGTGGTCAAAAAGGCCTCGATTTTCACCCTACTCAAGGCTGGCCTCTACACGTCTTTGTCTATGACCTCGAGATTCCTTCTGTATTACAAGGCTCCTTTATGGATACAGAAACCACCATCGAACTCTATTTGAAATCCATGAATCTCGATGTTCGCCTCTTTAACTTTGCCCACGATTTAGAAAAAACCTCCGTTTTCGGTGCCATCGATTATGAACTCAATAAAAATATTCATCTATTCAGTATTCCGAACGATGATGATGAAGAACTCCTTCCTCCCGATAGTGAATTCATTTATGGTGGTGCCAGTGATGCTGATAATAAAAAAATCAAATTCAAAATTCGTAAAGACCTTTCTCCCATCGTGGCCCAGTCTTCTATCACGGTTCCTCCAAATACTCCTATGAATCCATCGATTTCCAATCTACTTATACAACCACCTCAACCCGATATGAATTTTTCGGAAATGAGAAAATATATTCGAGAACATTACTCTCAATATGAATGGGATCACGTCAAAATGGAAAATAAATGTCTAGAGAAACAAACTGGTGGTGCTGGTAATATCATCACTTATACCCCTACGCAAGATTTCATTCGACACTTTTTTACACCAGAAAACCCTTTAAAAGGCCTACTTCTATGGCACTCCGTCGGTACCGGTAAAACGGCCACTGCGATTGCTACCGCCACATCTTCCTTCGAAAAACAAGGTTATACTATCTTATGGGTCACTCGTACTACTTTGAAAAGTGATATATGGAAAAATATGTTCGAACAAGTAAGTAATGAAGATATTCGAGAACGTATTCGTAACGAGAACCTGGTTATCCCCGATGATAATAAAAAACGTATGAAATTACTCTCAAAATCTTGGCGTATTCGTCCTATGTCTTATAAACAATTCAGTAATCTTGTCTCGAAACAAAACGCATTATATACTTCCCTTGTCAAAATAAATGGAGAACTTGACCCTCTTCGTAAAACTCTCATCGTCATCGATGAAGCACATAAATTATATGGTGGTGCTGATTTATCCTCAATTGAACGACCCGATATGAATGCATTACACCGTGCTTTGATGAATTCCTACCAAATCTCGGGGAAAGACTCGGTCAAATTATTATTGATGACCGCCACCCCCATCACTCAAAACCCAATGGAACTTGTTCAAATAGTGAATCTATGTAAGCTTCCCGACCAACAGTTACCACCAGATTTCGCCGATTTCAGTGAGAAATTCTTGGATTCCGAAGGTAAATTCACCGATTCAGGTCGTGATAAATATTTGGATGCCATCAATGGCCATATCAGCTATTTAAATCGTGAAAAAGATGCTCGACAATTCGCACAACCTATCATTCATAATATACAAGTTCCTATGGTGAAAAATGAGAAAAATCTCGAAAAATTCGATAAACATATCGTTCGTAAATACTTTGATAGTGATATCGTGGATTTGAAACAAAAAATCGAAGAAAAATTCAAAGAATTAGAGGGTGAATTAGAAGATCTTGACCCAAATCAATTCAAATATTTGGAAAAGAAATGTGATACTATCGAGAACCCCAAATTACAAAAAGCTTGTGAAAAAACCGTTCGAGAGAATATTCGACTCTTAGTGAGTGAAGCCAAGTCCGAAGTCATCCGTATTAAAGAAAATATTAAAGAACTTCGAGAACAAATCAAAAATCGTAATCTATTGAAAACAACCAAATTATCCGAAATCAAAGAAAATATCGAAAAATACGCACCTGCTTATGATGAATTCAAAAGTTCTCTCTATAATACTTTGAGAACTGAATGTGGTACGGTGGTTAAATCACAATCCAATTTGAGAACCGAACTCAAAGAACATCCTACCGTCGTTAAATTAGATGAAAAATTACAGCATCTCAATAAACGTATCGAAGAATTACAGAACGTTTTGAAAAATGATATGGAGAACCATAAAAAACGTATCAAACAAATTCGTGAATTATCTAAACAAAACTTGAATACTTTGGAAAAACAGGTCTTGCGTTTAGTCATTAAAGATGAGAACAAAACGATGAAGAATAAAATGAAATTGAAAAATAAAGAAACCACTCATTCTATCGAAAAAATCAAAAAATCTATCAAAAAAACTCAGAAAAAACGGGAAAAAACTTATAAGAAAATTCGTAATACTTTAAAACGCGTTATTACTATCGAACGACGGGAAGAGAAGAAAATACGACAAGCCGAGTTGAAACTTCGTAAGACACTTCGAGAACAAGGTGAATATGAAGATGAAATCAAAGAGGGATTATTGAAAGACCTCGGTGATAAATATTCCGCCAAAATAGATACCGATTTAGAAAAAATAAAAGGCGATTTTCTAGCGAATGAAAAAGAAGTAATCGAAAAGAAACAAAAAGCGGTTTTAGAAAAACAAAAGAAAAAGGATGAACGAGAACTTATGAAAAAACAGAAAAAATTGGAAAAAGAAGAATTACGTAAAACACAAAAGGCTATGAAAGAAGCCCAGAAGAAAGAAGCGAAGGAAACTAAGAAGATGGCTCGTAAAACCAAGAAAAATCAACCGAAATAGTTGCGTATATAATATAATTTTATTCTATAAATTACATTATAGTATGATGGAGAATAATGATTTGATTGATACTGACAACGACATCACAAAAGAACCTTTACCAAATAATAATACAGAGATCGATAAATTAACTCTGGAACTTTTATTGAATAAAAACCATTATAGTAAATATTTATCCAAAAACGACCCCAAGAAATACGATGAATTTCGCGAGTTTAAAGCCAAATTACGTAAATATAGTATTGATATTATTGATATTACTTCTCAATTAATCGAGAACCCCAAAAAACCTTTTTCCAGTGATATCGAAGACTCTTTTCTTACTTATGTGAAATCTATATTTAGACATTTGGAATTGAAACATATGGATAATTCTGGTTCTCATAGTGATGATGATGATGTTTTATTTGGTAATTTTGATAAACCA